ATGGTAGAATTAGAGCATACTAATATCCATGAGCTCTTAGAGAGGCCAAATCCAATGCAATCTTATGGATCTTTTATCCAGGAATTAATTGCATTTGGAAAACTGACTGGAAACAGATACATCTATGGGATAGCTCCAGAAACTGGATTAAAGCAATACAAAGAGCTTTATGTTTTACCATCTCAATTAGTTGAAATACATTCTGGAGGGATCATGCAACCAGTAAAAGAATATAGTTTGCAATACAATGGATCTCACAAAATTCCAGCTGAAGTAGTTTGCCATATTAAAGATTTTAATCCAAACTATAATCTTTCTGGATCTCATCTTTATGGACAATCTCCATTGAAAGCTGGATTAAGATCATTGCAAACAAACAACGAGGCAACAGAAACTGGAGTTAAATACTTACAGAATCAAACAGCCAGAGGAGTTCTAATGAGTGATGAGGGGGATATTAATGAAGTTCAGGCTCAACAGCTTAAGGACAGATTTAAACAGCAATACAGAGGATCTAACAATGCCGGAGATATTGTTATAACTCCAAAGAAATTATCCTGGATAAATTTTGGATTGAATGCATCAGATCTAAGTTTGATCGAGCAATACAATGCATCTATTAAAGATCTATGCAATATCTATAATGTTCCATCTGTATTATTAAACAATACTGAATCCTCAACATATAACAATGTCAAAGAGGCAAAAAAATCATTGTATCAGAATGCAATATTGCCAGAAATGTTAAAGATCAGAGATGAATTAAACAGATGGCTAATGCCTCAATTTGGAGAAAAATTAAAATTAGATTTTGATTTCACAGCAATACCAGAGCTCCAGGAGGAAACTGAAAAGATAGTTAATCAAATGAGCTCGGCCTGGTGGCTAACTCCAAATGAGAAAAGAATTGCAACTGGATATGGAGTTGATGAGGAAAATGATATGATGAATACTTATTATGTTCCATCTAATCTTTTACCAATAGAGGAATCCGAAGTTGATCCAAATCAGGATGGCATAGAGCCGATCAACTTGGATGAGGATCAAGAGGAAAAAACTATGATCATAAAAAGAGCTGTTCCTGGAATGGATGATGCTTACACAACTGAGGAGGAGGCTGAAGCAAGAGCTGAGGAGCTCGGTGGATCAGGATCTCATTCTCATGAAGATGAGGATGGAAATGAGATTTTTATGCCATTTAATTCTCATCAGGAATATATGGAGGCTATTGAGAATGATAAAAATTATCATGATGAGGATGAGGAAAAGCAAATGAGTGCTCAATTAGAAAAAGCATTAAAAAAAAAGGCTGATGATCATAATGAAAAAGTAAACAATGCTGTAAGTAAACGAACAAATGTTAGAACTTTATATGCAGTTTACAAAAGAGGGATCGGAGCATATAGAACAAATCCATCATCAGTTAGGCCATCAGTTTCATCTCCAGAACAATGGGCAATGGCCAGAGTAAATTCTTTTTTATATGTTTTAAGAAATGGGAGATTCAGATCTGGCCAGCATGATACAGATCTCTTGCCAGCTGAACATCCAAAATCAACAAAAAAAAAATCAAGTCATAACAACGAGGAGGATCCTTACAAAATGAGTTTTGATGGCTATCCTCAATCAGCATCAAACAACGCTCAGAGGATGTTAGATCTAAAAGAAAAACATGGATCTAAAGTAAAAGGAGGAACAGCAACTGGATGGAAAAGAGCTAAACAATTGGCATCAAGATCTGATCTATCATTTAGAGATGTATTAGATATTTATTCATTTTTAATGAGGCATAAGGGAAATGAAAAAATAGATCCCAAATACCAGGATGAGCCTTACAAAGATGCTGGATGGGTTTCTTATAAACTTTGGGGAGGCAAATCAATGATCCCTTATGTTACCAGGATAAGAAACAAATATAAAGATGATTAATTATAACAAGTTTTCCAGAGCTTATGATCAAAAATATAAAATTGTAGAAAGGAAACAAATAAGATCCTGGAGCAAATTTTATAAGGATAAATATTTTTCAACTATTGATCAATTCTTACAATTTCAAAAAAAAGATTTTCCATTTCTATTTACAAAATCTGATTGGCTTAATGCATATAAGTTCTTATATGTTAATGTAGGAATGTCAATGGCTAATTGGTATTTTAATAATTTTGAAAAATTTGCAACGAAAGATCTTGAAACTAAAAATTATCAAACAGCTTGGGAGGAAACATTTGCAAATATTTCAGCTCAAATTGGAACAAAAAGAATAACTGGATTGTCAGCAAATCAAAGAAAACAATTAAACAATCTTTATTCAAAGTTAATGAGAGATCCAAAATTTATGGCTCTGGGAGTGCCAGAGCAAACCAGGATCATAAGAAAACAATTAACATATTTATCAAAAGTACAGGCAACCAGGATCGTAAGAACTGAAACAACAACAGCATCAAATATGGCAATGAGAGAATCAGCTTTTACTATGTTCGATAAATCATCTCTTAATAAAACCTGGCAATCATCTTTTTTGCCAACCTCAAGAGATGGCCACATGGAGCTGGATGGAGAAACTATCCCTGAACATGAAAAATTCCTGGTTATAGCTCCAGATGGTAAATCAGATATGATGAGTTTTCCTGGAGATCCAGCTGGATCAGCTGGTAATGTTTGTAATTGTACTTGTAAAGTTTTTTACATCCCAAAAACATATAATGAAAGAGTTGTTGGTGGAGATCTTGTTGATGTCGGATTTGGATTAGTTTCCAACACACCTGGAGGAGCTGGAGATCTGGTTTCAACTGGAGTTGCAAGAATATTGCCAGCATCTGGAGGAGCAACCATAACACCTCCTAAAGAAATTGATGATCTGTTAAGAACAATAAGAGAAACTCAAAGGAGATCAAATGAGGGAGATTTATATGCAAAATTTACTGATAAGATGCGAAATTATGTTGAGGAATTAAAAGGGTTTGGAGCTGATCTGGATGATTACATTTCTATAATAAACAGATCTCAGCCTTTAAATAAACTGAGGCTATTTATAACTAAGGCAAGAAAAGATATTAGGCAATTTTATCGGCCATCAGAGAAAAAAATGCAACTATCAAGAGCCTTTGGTAGAACAAGCCAGGTTAGAACATTTATGCATGAGTTTGGCCATGCTCTTGATGATTATTTTGGAATTGGTATTAAAAACTGGGGCTCTTATAAACCTTATAGATTTGGTAATGAAATCTGGAAAAAATTTGCACAAAGATATGTTGGACAAACTGGATTAAAACAATATAAAAAATTTACATCTATGTTTGATGAGAGTTATAAAAAGTTATCAAATACAATATCACAAATGAGGCAAGCTGGAGCATCAGCTGATGAAATAAGTGCATTCGTGGAAAACAGATTAATTCAAATCTATGGAGATGATGTTTATGTGAATGCTATTGAAACACTAAATAAATATGGCAATAAAAACATCAATCCTTTTGCTATAAGAAATGAAATAAATCAGCAGATGATATATGCTATTGATACTATGGATGGATTATTTGGGATCTCAAAAAATTATCCTCGATTAGCTGGATATGGGCATAAAGTTGGTTACATGAATAGAAATGGATTAGCTGAAGTTGTTGCTGAGGCATTTCAATATAAATATTTTGGAAATTATGTATTTCAGAAATTTAATCCAGAATTATTTGATGATTTAATTCGAGTTGTTGATCAATGGCTTGCATCATTGCCAAAACAATTGGCAAATGCCTTAAATTATTTAATAAAAAAAATAAAAAATGAGAATACTATCTGAATCAGAACAAAAAGAAATTAATGAATATTTTGAAATAGAGAATGATTATTTTAATAAATATCCGGAAGCAATAAAACCTTTTTTAATTGAAAGGCTGGCAAATGTCGATCAGGCTGATGCTTATTTAATGATATTAGATGCTTATAAAAAAAATAAATACATAACAACAAAGGATCAAGATGATCATTTTGATGGGGAAGTAATTACAATTAAAAATGGCTAAGAAAAAAGGAATCAATTTTACAACTTATGTAAGGCCTCCAAAGAAAAAACGAAAGGGGATCCATAGCAAAAATTTAAGTAGATCAAAAGGATCTAAACAATACAAAAAACCATACAGATCTCAAGGAAAAACCAGATAATTTATTTTGATTAAATTTGTAAAAAAATAATTATGGCTGATAATATACTATTTAAAACAGCTCCTCTTGGAGAATTAAAAGATTATGATGATCAAAAAATGATTATTCAAGGATATGGATCTTATTTTGATAATAAAGATGCTGATGGGGATGTAATTAAAAAAGGAGCTTATAAAAAAACCATTGAGGAAAATGGATCAAGGGTTAAATATTTATATCAACATAAAATGGATAAACCTATCGGAAAAATGCAAGAGCTTTATGAGGATGATAAAGGATTGGTTTTCCAGGCTAAAATTGCTGATACTCAATTAGGGAGAGATGTTTATACTTTAATGAAAGAGGGCATCATTAATGAAAACTCTGTTGGGATCATGCCAATTCAAAAAGAAAATAAAGAGGGTTACAGAGAGATTTCTGAAGTAAAACTTTATGAGATCTCAGCTGTTACATTAGCATCCAATGAGGAGGCTAAGATCCTGGATGTAAAATCAGATATGATGATCCTGGATGAAACTCTTAAACGATATGATCGGTTATGTAAACTGATCAGAAAAGGTAATATCTCGGATGATTTGGGATATGCCATAGAATCAGAGATCTTAAAATTAAAATCATTATTTGCAGATGCTACTCAGCCAGCTGAAATTATTGTTACTGAGCCAGAAATAATAATTGAGGACAATTCAAATGAGATCGTTAAATATTTGTCAAACAGAGTTAGAAATAACTCTAAATAAAGGGGTTAAGAGCCTCATCAAAAATGAATGAAGAATTAAAAAATTCGTTAGATAGTTTGGCTGGAGAAATTGATAATAAAATTGAAACAAAATCAATGGAAGTAGTTGAAACTATAAAGGCAGATAATGCTGAGGCTGTTGCTAATGTAGATGCAAAAGTTGATTCTCTTAATAAGAGAATGGATGATGCAGAGATAGCACAGAAAAAAGCATTTGAAGCAAATCAGGCTCCAACAACATTCAAATCAGCTTTGGAAAAAGCAATTGAAAATGGAGCATTAGAGCCTTTGAAAAAAGGAGGCAGATCGGCTGAGTTTATTTTAAAGGCCGATATGAAAATCAGCTCAGATTTTACAGGAGATGTAATTCAGCCTACAAGGGTTGATGGTGTAAAATTTGATCCAAGTAAGCCATCTCACATTAGAGAGATTCTGCCAATTGGATCAACAGATTCTGATGTTGTTAGATATGTTAAGGAAACTGCATACTCTGATGGAGTATCAGCGAAATCTGAGGGAGCAACATTAGGACAAACAGATTTTGAGCTTGAAGCTAAAGATGCTAATGTTAGAAAAATTGGAACTTATCTAAGAGTTTCTGAGGAAATGTTAGATGATTACAAGCAATTAATTTCTTATCTATCTGCAAGAGTGCCATCAAAAATTATGGCAGTTGAGGATGATCAGATCTTAAATGGTAATGGAACAGCTCCAAATTTATCTGGTATTTTTACAGATGGAACTGCATTTGTTACTGGAGCATCTGGAGCATTTTATCAGGCTGTATCTAATCCAAATGAGTTTGATGTATTAGTTGCATCAATGAATCAATTGGCATTAGT